TCAAATGCACTTGGTCTATTTAATAATGTTTTATCTCCAAACAAGATTGTACCTTGTCCTGGGAATGAAACGAGTGGGTTAACTCTAGCTTTATATAATGTGTCCCTTTCAGCTTGCTGTGGGTTATATGCTAATTTAACTACACCTTTTAATACACCTCTATTCTGACCAGCTGGTGAGAACCATGCATCTGCAGTGTTATCTGTTTGTGCACATAGACCAGCAATATGACCTGCTGCTCCTATGTATCTATAAACATCGCTATATTTGTCATATACATATACTGCACTTGAATCAAGTACTCCATAAGAGCTTGACTTAATTCCAGCTGCATATGTTGCAACAGTAGATGCTCCGCCACTTATTGAGTCCTCAACAGGTGGTGAAACAAATGCTAAACAGTCTTTTCTTTCAGCTGCAATATCTATTAAATATTCAGCCATTAGTTTTGAACCATCAGCATCTGGTGCTCCAAATAATAGACTAATGTCTATAGTTGCTTTATCTTTTAATACATCGAATGCAGTTTGAAGATTTCCTGTAGATACAGAAGTAATATCAGCACCATTAGCTAGTACTAATTCTATTACTGTATCTGATGTAGCATAATCTACATCCCCAGTCGCGGCTGAACCCGCATTGGTTAAGTTACTATTATGCTCTCCCCAATATACATATTCAGATTGATTATTAATCACATCTTTATAATATATTGAAGTGCCATCTTCTTTTTTAGCATCTGATGCTTGTGATAAATATTGGAATACTTCCAATATTGTTCCTTTGGTACCACTAATTAGTCCGTCTTGATCTTCGACAATAATATGTAGCTCATCACCAGTTGACCCATACTTTGCAGCATAAGCACTAGTTCCAGGAGCTCCATTTAATTCAGCTTGAATAGCAGCAGAAGCAACACCAAAAGATGTAGCATTACTTACAATTGATACTCTAAGAGAATTTCCTAAAGCACCTGGGTGTCTAGCAATAAATTCTCCTGCAGCAGCTAATTGAACTGAAGTTTTTGTCAAATAATCAGAATCATTTTTAATAAGTAAACCAGCAGTTACACCAGCATTAACTTGTCCTGTTCCGGACGCCCTAACGACTTGTAACGCATTGCCATACTTTAAAAATGAAGCAGCGACTAAAAAGTGATTATAATTGGATTCGTTTGGTGTACCAAACTTTTCAGCAAGTTCGTTTTCACTACTTACTAAAACAGCCTGTTCCGCCGGACCCCAATTAAATGCACCTGCAAATCCACCTACTGATGAAGATGTCACAGGTACAACATTTGTGGCGTCGATCTCTTTGATACTTACGCCGGGTGATACTTGAAATGCCATCGCTTTATCCTCTTTTATTTGAGTTAGTTAATATGTTATACATAATACGGTTATATTCACTAGTATTATTTATAATTTTACTCCCTTTAAGAGCTCAATCTATTGTATAATCATCATCCCTAGCCGCATAGTCACTTACCATAAACAATCTATTAGGATGTACACTTACTCTGAATTTGGTCATGTCTTTACGATTAACTAACATTTCGGATGCTGTATCCTTTTCAGTTAATCCAATCTCCATCATATATTTTTTATTATTGAATGTGATTCCATGCTCTATTACTGGTCTTCTATCAAATGGTTGTCCACCTCTTCTTGGTTCAGATATATCAATTATATCACTTGTGAATGTAACACCATTCTTTTTCCAAGTTACTGTATCTCCATCGATATCCATTTTATCAACATGTAACATAGTTGCATATGCTGAATTACCAGTATCAAATTTTGCTCTTATAAGATTCTTTTCCATACCATCAAGTTGTATACTTTCAATATATCCAACTTCTTGTCTCATTAATGGTCTTCTATTATGATCATCACTAAACCATAATAGAATTTCATCTAATATTTCAAAATCTGAAATCTTTTTAGTTTTCTTTCCAGTTTCTAAATCATATCCTAAGAAGTGTGATCGTATACCTGGGCTTCCATTGACTTCAAGTATATAAAACTTATCGCCTACTTTACAATGGTCAACACCAACATAGGAAGCTCCAGTACACCTTGCGGCATTAATTACCAGTTCTTTTTCTTCATCTGATAATTGATATGGTAATGTTTCTGCACCTAAATGGACATTATTTCTAAATTCTGTTCCTTCTTTTTTCCTTCTTTCAGCTGAACCTATTATTTTATTATTGACAACAAGTGTTCGTATATCTGATTCTAATTTAAAAAACTCTTGAATAAGTAAGTCAGCTTTAAATTTCCATAAGGATTGACATACAGATATTAATGAACCCATATCATTCACCTTTGATACACCAATACCTTGTGTTCCTTTGAGTGTTTTAATAATTACAGGAAACTTACCACCTATTTTCTTGTGTGCTTCTTCAATAGATTTAACATTATTTACAATAGCTGTTCTAGGTACTGATATATTATTTCTTTCAAGTGCAAGTGTTGATGTCATTTTATTATCACATAGTAACATTGTTTCTAAATCATTTATTAAAAAGAAACCAATGTTCTGTAATGTAGAAATTAATGCTTGAGATGTTAACGATTTTAGAGCTCCAGCTCTTACAAATATAATAGTATTCTGGACTGTAATATCAATTTCATTATCCTTACCATCATAATTACGTATCTTTATTGAACCAATCTCAACATCACTTGAAATCATATAAGCTTCATCAATATCAATGAGTGTATTTTTAATTTTTCTTTTATCGCAAACCTTCTGCATCAATTCCGCAAAGGTGCCCTCCTCATCTCCGAGGCCCATAATTACTACATGCAAATCCTTAGCTGGAGTTACATCTTCTGTTAAATATTCTGTGAATTTTTCCATTCTGTTTCAAACCATATATTTCCGTCGTTATCCTTTGTATATTTATTCATTTCGGATTCTCCACTTTCAATAAATCCAAAAGGTAACATATCGTCTTGTATTGCTTTTAATCTTTCTTTATATAACATATTTTTCATATCAATATTAGTTATTGATTGGAATATGTCAGTTGTTGTGAACCATGAAAATAAAACAAGGTTCATCATTAAATCATCATGATTGGGTGGTAATGCTTGCCATGAATTTCCTCTTGAAACAAAGGTACTCATTTCAATAATTGTTTGTGAATCATATATGTTTAATTTCTTTTGTTCAATTAAATCCTTTACAGTTGAACAACCAATACGCTTTACTCTTCTGGTCATTGTCGCCCCTAAAGCATTAGCTTTCACTGTAGATTCTACAAACATATTTTCATATTCTAAATCATAATATAATCCATTACAAACCACACCACCTTGATCATTACTTTCTACAATAACATATGCATTATTATATGTTTTTGCATATTTGTATATTAAATCAGGCATAAGCATTGGGGATGTGTTATTATCTCTAAATGTTAATACCTGCTCAAAGGGTGTTTGTGTAACATCAAATAAAGAAAAAGTACTATAGTCTTGTGCTCTTCCCTTAGATACATCAACTGTCATTACATATTCATGATTTTCAATTGGTTCTTTATAAACATTAATATTTTCTTTGTAATATAATGGATCGATACTTTTTTGAGCCAATAAAATATCAGCTGATATTAATGTATTACCTTTACCATGAAATGTATTACCAAATTCTTGGTCGAATTGTAATTCAGATGTATTTGCTATAGTTTGTCTTTTCCATTCCTCATCTCTTCCAGGCACATCCCACCAATCAACTCGGAATGGTTTAAATTCATTCGTACTTTGTAATGCACCTTCCCACAATTTGTGATATACATTACCAATACCATTTGCTGTTGATGTTACTATAACCTTTGTATCTTTACCGGCCGAAACCACTGGATAAGTAGATGTATAGAATTGAGCATCATTTTCTACAAAGGCAAACTCATCAAGGAATAGTAAGTTAATAGATAAACCCCTAATAGAACTACCAGATGTGGCAGCTGCAATAATCTTTGAATTATTACTAAACTCTATTGAACCTTTATTTAATGCTTTACATCCAGGTTGTAAAAAGAATGGTAAGTTCTCAAGAGCCAATGTAATACGTGCCAACATTTCTCTGGCCACCGCACCTTTGTTAGCCAATATTGCAATTGTTTTTTCAGGATGGAAACATGCATACCATAATAGAAATACTACAGATGATATAGATTTACCGCTTTGTCTACATGCTAATACGATATTAAATCGATTATCATTAAAATGTTTAAACATTTTTTCTTGGTATGGATATAAATTAAAAGGTACTAAACCTTCATCAAGAGATATTACTTTAATATATTTTCGTGCAAAGTAACAAGGGTCTTCCATACACTTGTG